GTGTAGGAAGTACAAAGCTATTTTCTAACTTTGACAGCATAGGCGTATCAAAGGATAAATCAAACTTACGCATATACTCAACAACTTCTTGCTGATACAAGTTCTTTTCAAGCCTAATTGCTTTCATATTGTTAAAAATGCTTGTCTGCAATGCTTCCGTATCGCTGTTTAGTATTCTGTTGATTTTGCCGAGCGGTGCAAAGTTGCTTTTTGCCTTTGCCATAATCTCTTTTTTATAGGCTTTAATTTCGTTAATATCGTCGGTCTTGTAAAAACCTTTGCCGTGACCGCTACGAATGATAACAAAATTATCGCCACTATCGTACTTACTCAACTCGTGTAGTTTTCTTCTTACTTGCCTTTCACTCATTCCCCATTCAGCACATAGTGCAGGATATGTAACGGCATTTTCACGCCCAATAGGGATAGAATTATAGTAATATTCAAGCATTTTTTATCACTCCTTTAGAAAGGTAAATCGTCGTCCTCGTCCACAATTTCCTCAAAGTCGCTGTTGTCGGCACTTGCGTATGTTGGCGGTGCAACATTCAAATTTGGATTTGAGTTACTTTGTTGTTTGTTTCCACAAAAAGAAACATTGTTTGCAACTACATCAACCGACTTTCTTTTGTTGCCGTCTTTGTCTGTAAAGTTGCTTGTTTGAATACTGCCCTCAATGCCTATCATATCGCCTTTATGAAAATATCGGCTGATAAATTCGGCTGTGCTACGCCAAGCCATACAATCTATAAAGTCGGCTTGTCTTTCTTGTCCTTGTGCTTGATAATTTCTATCAACAGCCATTTGAAAACGAATGACTGATACGCCACTCTGTGTTGCTTTGAGTTCAGGCTCGTATGTCAAGCGTCCTGTTAATGCTACTGTGTTAATCATCTTTGTCCTCACTTTCTTTAATGCGTGTAAAGCGTGCTAATCTGCCACACTCTGCACATCTTGTCGTGTCGTCGTCTGTTTCAAATTCTGTACTTCCGCAAGTACATTGTTTTATAACCCACATATTTATTACCTCACAAATAGTTTTTACCGAATATTTTTATAAAATTTTCCTCGCTCCAACCGTAATAATTCATTGCTTTTTGCTGTGCAAGTGCCTTTAGTCTGCTGTTGACCTTTGCATTTTGATGTACGGAATTTTTACCGAATATATGACATTTGTTATGATGTATATAAACAAATAGTCCGTATTGCTCCGATTTATTACGGTTGCTTGCTCCAAATATATGATGTTTGTCTAATGGGTCATTGAAACCATTACCGCCGCATATAAAGCAATGTTCCTTATCTTTTTGAATAATGCTGTCAATCGTTATCACCCCACAACGCTTTCAATTTTGCAATTTCATCAGGTGTCATTGTTTCTATGCCCTGTTCCTTACAATCAAATATCACGCTATCTAATAACGCACTCATTTGTTCCGTGTTGTAGGTTGACGAGCCATAATAACAACAAACATTTGTATAGCCCTCAATTTTGCTATCGCCTAATACCTCACATATCCAACCAAGACCTTTAACGCTCCAATTTTCGCACCAACTATTTACAGCGTCGTTTCTTATAGGTACAATCTCAAAATTATCCCCTATTTCTCGTATTAACTGCTTGTAAATGTCTGTTTTGTTTTGTCTTGTTTTAAGTGCCAATTTGCCGCACAAAACCCAAAAATAAGCGTTTGCGTCAAGTGACCGCTTTTTCTTTTTTTGCGTGATTTTTATTGATAATTCCTTGTCTTTCAAATCATCATAGCCCTGTAACAAGTTGTCTTTTTCATTGACGGCAAGCGTTAATTTCGGTTGACCTGATACAAAATCAATATTGCAGTCTATCAATTTGCCTGTTAATTCAATCGTTCTCACCGTCCTGTTCTATTACATAGCCGTTTGCTTCACAAACGCCATTGTCAATTCTTTTTAAGATTTTAATGATTGTGTTGTTTTGCTTTTTAATGTCCTTTAGCAAACTAACAATCTCTTTATCAGCGGTCATTTAATCACCTACTTTCTTTTGCTAACAAACCGACACATTATGTATCTGCATACTCCCACTCTTGCGGTTTTTTCTTGTCTTTGTGACCGTGCAAGAATACATACTCACTATGAAAACTCATATTTTCCATAAGCCATTCCGACGCTTGCTCGTGGGATAGGTGACGGCTTGCTACATTCAGTTCATAAGAATACTCGCCTGCTTCAAGCTTTGCATTGATACGCTCTTGCAAGTCCTCGTCAGTGTAATTCGCTTCTATCATATAAAGGTCATAATCTTTTGCCGTTATGCCTTGCAAGTGTTCTGTATCTGTTGCATATATAGCCTTTTCGCCGTTTGCAAATATCCTATAACCGCAATTTGGTACATTATGATATAACTTGATAGGCGATACCTTAAAAGCCTTGTAATCGTAAATCTTGCCTATTTCAAGTACATCAATGCTTTGTTTCGGTACTCCTGCTGTTACAAGGTCATTTACCAACCATTCGCAACAGCCTATTCTAATAGTCGGTCTTTCGTCCGCTAATCTCTTAATCGTTTTACCATTGAAGTGGTCTGTATGAATGTGCGTGAGTAAAATTATTTGCAAGTCCTTATATACACCTTTTAGTGCCTTAAAGGTAACACCGCAATCTATTAATATATGATTATTTACAACAACGGCGTTACCCTGTGAACCTGTTGAAATTATGTTGTAGTTCATTAGGTGGCACTCCAACTCTTTATAGTTTCAAGAACCTCTTTTAACTTTGCTTTTGGCAATGATTTATCAAGTTTTTCACCGATTTGTTTTTCTATGTATTCAACAACATCTTTTGATTTCATACCGCTTTGCTTGCTGTATGCAGATATTGCCTTGTTAATTTCTAAGAATACATCTTGTTCCTGCTTTGCTTTGTTCGTTGTTTTCTTTTGATTGCCGTTATTCGCTTGATTGCCGTTATTCGCTTGATTGCCGTCTTGATTATTTCCGTCACTGTCCTTTGTATCGTCAACATCAAACAGCCCATTCAAGGCATATTTACGAGCGTAACTACTGCTTGCCCCCGTGACCTGTGAGCCGTCCATACCTTTCTTGCTTTCTTCCTCTCTTGCGTATGCAGTAACAATGATTGTTTCGTTTGTTTCAACATCAACAAAAGTTGCGGTTGCTTCTATGTAATGTCTTTCACCATTCATAACAAGATTGTCGGAAAGAAAAACAACGGCTTTGTGCTTTTTACAAATCGGCTTTGCGGCTTCGAGAATATCCTCGCAATTTCTATAATTGTAATTGCCAAATTTGTTGTACTGACTTTTCGGGGCTTTCAATTCATTTTGAACATCAAGCAATTTTTCATATACGCTCATAATCAAATTCCTCGCTTTCCAAGAAGTCAATCAACTTCTCAATACGGCTTTCGGACGCTGTAACAGTAAATGAAAACTTTTGTACTTTTGCAGGGGCAGGCGGTGCAATCGGCTCAACTGTCGGCGGTGCTACTGCTTCAACAACACTTTCAACCTTTGCGGCGGCTTCAGCTTCTGCTTGCTCTCTTGCTTTGCGTTCTTCCTCTCTCGCTTTTGCTTCCTCAATAGCCTTGTATCTGTTTGCAACCGTTGTAATTGCGTTTGATACATTCAAAGACTGCTTGTACTCGTATAAAATCTCGTCTTTGTGTTCCTGCGTATCAATCAAATTAAGGTCGTCAACAATCTTGTCAACAAAGGCTTTTGCCTGCTCTTTAAGGCTTTTCATACTTGCCGAAAGTGTTACATTGATATTTGCATTTTCAAAGGTTACAAAGTCAATGCCTGTTACTGTCAGGTATTCGTCAAAGTAGCCTTTTACCTCTGCCTTTTTCTGCTCTTTCAACTCGTTTTCAACGCTGTCAATCTTGCCCTTTAACTCGGTATCAGCCTTTTTGTATGTATCGGATATACAATCCTTGTATACCGCTTCAAACTGCTCATACGGTGTCATAATTGCTTTTTTGACCGCTTTTCTGCATTCCTCATAGTCTTTCAACTCTTTGTTGAGGTCTGACCTTACCTTTTTGACATCTTTAACGGTGTCCTCTGTGCAAACAAGGCTTAAAGCCTGCTCAACCTTTGCTGTTACTTCTGCTTTGACTTCTTGCAACTGCTCAACAATAATCGGCAACTGTTTTACCACGATAATTCCCTTTTTATCCATTTTAATTTCCTTTCTTTATGTCAAAAATATCTTTTATATCATCAATGTTTGAATAACTATCCTTTTTGGATAATGCCATTTCCAACATTGATAATTTCTGTTCTGCCTGTATCAGTTGTTCATAGCGTCTTATATCAACCTCAACAGTTACTTGTCTATCAAGAACAGTTACTTGTCTATCAAGTCCTGTTACAACTTCTGCCATACTCTACACCCCTTTCCTTTGCTTTATTTGCAAAGTATTCTATTAACCTTGCATTATGTACTTGCTCGCTTTGAATAAGATTTACAACTACTTTTCTTTGATTTCTCATTGTTGCTACTCCTTATCAAGTTTTTGAAGTGCGTACATATCCTCGTCAGGCACATTAAACACATCTTGAATTGCCTGCCAAAATTCGTGTGTTCCACCTCGCTGTCCTGTTTCAACAAAACTATATGTTGCACGGCTTACACCTATTTTTTCGGCAAATTCTGCTTGCGTTAATTTTGTGCCTACCCTAA